TGTTGATGCAAGGGACAAAGCATTTTATGTTTCAAGATTAGTTTACGATGATTATATGACATCGTTAGAAAACTTAGGAAATGCCGAAGGATTTTCACAATTAGTTGATGGGTCTATGAAATTATATTTCAGAGGTGTTGAAGTTATACCAATGTACATTTGGGATGTTGCAACGGCTCAGAGATTAATTACTGACAACGTTAGAATCGCATATGTTGCAAAACAAAACTTAGCGGTTGGAACAGATACAAATGACCCTGAAGGTGAAATGAAAATGTTTTACGATGATTTGACGGAAAAAGTATATGTTCGAGCATACTTCAAACTTGGGGTTCAGTTCTTACACGATTCTTTAGTTCAAATTGGTTATTAATTAATATTAAAAGCATTTTAAAATGGCAATTACAAGTGGACACAACGTCATATGTTGTGATAGAAACAGAAGAGGTGGTTTGAAAACTATCTTTTTGACAAATACGGATGATATTTTATCATTCACAGATGGAACTGCGGGAACACATAGTTATAGCGCAGTTACAATGGTAGCACCAGGAACAGATTTGTTTTACAAGTGGGAATTTGACAGAGGAACTGCGGGTTTCACGGCAACGGCAACAAGGGAAAATGGTTCAACATTAATTGATGTTTCATTAGAATTTTACATTCCTAAAGTTACGGGTGTTGTAAATTTCGATTTGATGGAATTAGTTACATCGTGCGGAATTACCGCAGTTGTTGAAACATATGCAGATGATTGTGTTACTCCAACGGCTGCAACTTACAAATTTGTTTTAGGATGGGATAATATCTTTGAAGAAACGGCATATATGGAGTTTACAAGTGGTGAAGAAACAACGGGTGTTGGGCTGCAAGATGCAAACGGAACGGCTATTGTTATAACAACACAACAAGGTGAATATCCTCGTGAATTTACGGGTGACATTGCGGCTGCACCGTTCATTTAATAGCATAATAAATTAGATTTTATTTTATTACGGTTTAATAATTTGAAATGATTGGGGACATTTGACCGTGTTCCCAATTTTTTTATCTAATTTTTAGACTATAATAAAGTTGTATTTTTAACAACATAAATTTTAAAGCAATGGCAGCAAAATATAAATTATCTAAAAACGTTGAAGGTTCAAAATCGTTTAGATTTAACGGGAATAAATATCAAACGGCAACGGTGACACAAAAGACTCTAAAAAAATTATTTTTAGAAGGATTTTTACACGTTGCTGAAATTAAAGAAACTAAAAAACCCGTAAAAAATGGCGAAGCGAAGAACGACAACCCAAGCAATTAATACGGCAGCTAAAAAAGCAAGTTTCACAAAGTTTGATGTTTTTAATGTGGGCGTTCCCGAAAAGATACGGGAGAATGTAGATTTGAAATCTATTCGAACACCATTCATTCCATTTGGTGATGACAATTTATTTCCCCAGTTCCTGGCTGAAGTTAAAAGGCAATCTCCAACGCATAGAGCAATCTTAGGGCAAAAGAAAATTCTTTCTATGGGGAAAAACTTTGCATCTACAAATGAAGCCGTGAATGCGTTTATAGAGGATGTAAACACGGGCGAATCATTGCGTGAAGTTTATGGGCGCATAATGGATGATTATTATTCATTTGGGAATGCCTATATGCAAATAGTAAAACACGAAGGGGGGATTAATTTGTACCACATAGACGCAACTAAATGCCGTATCTCAAAAAACCATAGTCACGTTTATATTCATCCAGATTGGGCAAAATATGGACAATCAAAAGAAGATACTGCGATTGTTCCAATGTATCCCGAATTTGAAAAAAATACTTCTATAATTCAATTTGCAGATTACGAACCAACTTTTAACTATTACGGTTTGCCCGATTTTGTGGCGGCATTGGAATGGTTGGCTATTGATTGGGAATTACAGAACTACAATCACACCAAATTTAAAAACAACTTCACACCATCTGCTATTGTAGAAATCAACGGTGATATGGGTGAAGAAGAAGCGGAAAAATTGGTGAAAGATGCGCAGCAAAAATGGACTGGGAAAAATAACAATTCAAAGATTTTATTCTTAGTTAAAAATGGTGATACATCACCCGCAAATGTTACGTTGTTAGGGGACACAAAAGACGGTTCATTTATGGAATTGCAAGGTTTAACATCGCAAAACATAATTACCGCACACAGATGGCAACCCGCAATGAGTGGAATTGTAAGTGCGGGAAAAATGAGCAACACGGGGAATGAAATTCGTGTGGCTTGGGAAATGGTTATGGGAACAATCATCAAAGATGTTGAAGAATTGATTTTTGGTAAAATTCAAAAAATCATAAAAGAAACAACAACTTTAGACATTGACGATTTTGAAATAATATACGAACCGCCCGTTTCATTCTTATCTGACATTGTGCCATCCGAAGTTTTGACGATTAACGAACAGCGTTTAGTTCTAGGGTTTGAAGCAACAGAATTTGGGGATGTAATGCTTTCACAAAAAACACAAATGCAAAATGGCAATAACTAATAATTATTTGGCTTATGATCCGTTAATTTCGGCATCGCAAACCATAACATATGCGTTCACAAATGCGAACACTGACCCAAACCTAATTTCTACAAATTTGATTCAGATGGCAGAATTTGCACATTTGAAATCAGCAATTGGAGATGATTTTTATTTGCATTTAAAAAAGGTGTTTAACACACCGCCAACGGGAACGCCAACCGCACAAGAAACCGCATTTATGACTGAATGGTTAATCCCAACGTTTGCGTGGTTTGTTAGATTTGAGGTTATAAATGAAATTCAAGATAATTCAACATCAAGTGGGATTGTTACCGCAATGCCCGAATTTAGTAAGGCGGTTGATGCTAAAACTTTGAACGTTTATAAACAAGACACATATAGACGTGGAAATGTAATGTTGCAAGGAATGATTCAATTCTTGGATGATAATTATGCAGAATTTCCCGCATATCGCAATTCTACTTCAGTAGATTGTGGTAATTTGTCCAACAAAGTTTCTAAGCAACACGGAATGATAATTTATTAATATGCCATTACCTAAACCAAATATTGACGAAGAAAAAAATTCATTTATTGCACGGTGTGTTGAAACAGAAATTATGGTTGAAGATTTCCCAAAAATTATGCAACGAATTGCCGTTTGCGTTAGTCAATGGGATAATAACGAAATCGAAAATGTTGGCGAAGTAAGGGAAAACAAAGATTGTCCCGATGGCTATGAACATATGATGCCAAATGGCGAATGGATGTGTGGCAAAAAACACGATGGTGAAGGATATTAAAAAATTATTCAAGAATATTAAAAAATAGACAATGAGTAATCTACACAAAGATTTGAGTGATTTACAACTGCACGTTCCAAAGGGATTTGCAAATGCAGCTAACACAACCAAACTAACAAAGGATGCAACGGGCAATTTGGTTTGGGCGGCTGATAGTGGTGGTGGCGGTGTTACTTCTATTGTGGCGGGAACAAACACAACAATTTCACCCGCAACGGGTTTGGGAGATGTGACAATTAACGCTGACAATGGTTTAAATGGCGGTAATTCTAAATTGAAAATTTATGGCGGTGTTTGCGTTAATAATGCGGGGGTTTGGTCATTGTTAAATGATGCCTCACACACATTTTTAAATTTAACATCCGCAACAACGGCTTCAAATAGATTACGAGTTACTTACCCAACGGTAGGAAAGATTATTTCTTTTATTTGCACACCCGATGAAACATATGCGCAAAATGGAATTTCTGTGGGTGCTAGTGTTGGAGTAACACGTGCAGCCATCTATTTATATAGGGATAATATTGTTGACTACGTCTATTGGAATGGTCAAGCATTTCAATCTACAACGGGGCAAGTAACATCCTTTAATTATACTGCGGGAGAAATAACATTAAATCACGCCGCATTAATTTCCCCCGATACTTTCGCGGTGAATGTGATGGGCAGATTAGCAGACACTACTGGAAGCCCAATAAATTACAGATATGTTTGGTCATCATTGGATGCAAGTTCAACTTTCATTCAAGTTTTAAATCCCGATGGAAGTGAATATACGGGAGCAGCGACAACAGATATGCGGTTTTCATTTGAAAGAGGTGGTGAATTTGAAATTGATGCCGCAGATTCCGCAATTTCAGGCAGCAGCATTTGGGTTCAAGCAATAATGGAATTACCATAAATCAAAAAAAATGAAATTAATGTATTTATTTTCTAAATTTTGCCCAACTACCATCACAATAAACTTGGCGGCATTCGCTATTTCAATGACTAATTTAGAAGCAATATTAAAACTTTCATCATATGCGGTGGCTATTATTTGGACATCTATAAGGATTGCCAAAGAATTAAAAAATTGGAATAACAAACAAAGTAATAAAGATGCCTAGATATAAATATTTAATCATTCATTGCACCGCAACAAAAGAAGGGTTTGAAGTAACGCCCAAAATGATAAAGGAATGGCATATGGGGAAAAATGGGCGTGGTTGGTCCAGGGTTGGATATTCTGACCTAATCACACTTGACGGCAAACTGCACAATCTACATTTTGCAGATAACGCAAACCCATTTGATGATGAATTAGAAAATGGTGAAATGACTTGGGGCGTTAGGGGCATAAATAAGGAGTCTAAACACATTTGTTATGTTGGAGGTTTAGATTCTAAAAACAAAGCAAAAAACACGCTTAATGAAAGCCAAGCGAAGGCATTAAACATATATGTTCACCACGAAATTCTAAGGCATCCCGATATTTTAATTGCGGGACACAATCAATTTTCACCAAAAGATTGCCCATCATTTTTTGTTCCCGATTTATTGGGTGATTGTTTTGACATTCCTGAAAAAAACTTATTTAAACAAAACCCGTATAATCAAAGCGGCTATTAAATTAAAAATTATGAAAAATCTACTTTTACTATTTACGTCAAAAAGGGCAATTATTACTTTGCTAGTTTTAATTTGTTGGGTTGTGTTTGGTATTGTTGGAATAAAAAACGGCACAGATATGACAGACCTAGCAACTTATTTTGCCGCACTTTCACCGTTTGTTATTGGATACATTTATGGCGAAACTAAAAGAAAATCGGGTGATTCAAAATGTGGAAATGCAAATTGTAAAAAATAGCATTTACATATTAGTATTTTTTTTAACGGGGTGTTGCGCTTTAAAATCCCCAGTTAAGAAATATGATTGTCAAAAAGAACGTGCGGAACAAAAAATTATAGTTTACACACGGAAGTTTCCCGAATTAATCCAACCAACGGACACAATCAAAATTTTAGATACAATTCTAATTGAAAGCGTTTTTTTAGATACAACATTCCATTATCTAAATGACACGGTTATTCTTCAGAATGAAAAACTACGCATTGAGTACATCAAAAGAGATTCTTTAATATATCTAAATGGCGAATGTTTCGCAGATACAATTTACATAAACAAGGAAATTGTAGTTGAAAAAATCGTTGTTCAAGAATTATCTGCCCTAAAAAAGGCGAAAAGTTGGGGTTTTTTGGCTCTAATCATAATAATTTCAATTTTTATTCTAAATAAATTGCTCCGCAAAGCTAGATAGAACAAGGGTTTTATTTTTATTTGAATAATAAGTGAAAGAAAGTTTTATATAATGAAAGTAAATGTTATCTTT